TATATGTGTACACATGTTACCATTAAGTATGTAATTACATCATGTTTAACATAGTGTTTAACATACAATCCCATTAAACATCCGTATAATAACAATAAGGGCTTGACAAACATGCCTAAGCAAGTACAACTATGTGAAGATGATGTAATAGGTAGGTTCTACCAAGCCCTATTATCAGATAATAATAAAGCCCTTAAGGAAATACACATTCCACGTAGTGATGTGTTCTACGTTAGAGAGGCTATACACCAAGCTACAGGCGTTAAGTACACGTTAGACCATGTGGAACGAGCTATGTATCTTGAGGGTCACCTGAAACGACATGATGTATTAGACCCTGACAGGAAACGTGCGTATGGCTAGCCCCAAAGTCCTCCAATCTGGCAGTGCATATGAAGCTGCAGACTTGGATGGTGATGGTATAGTTACAGATGCTGAGTTAGAGCGTCATGAGAGACTAGTCAGGTTTGAGAATGAAGATAAACAGGTAGATGCCCAGCGCAATATGGCTTGGTTTGCTCTGTTTGGTATGCTGTTATACCCTTTTGCTGTACTATTAGCTGAGTTTATAGGGTTAGAACAGGCAGGTAGGACATTAGGTTCTATGGCTCCTACGTATTTTGTATCTGTAGCTGCTATTGTAGCTGCCTTCTATGGTAAAGCTGCGTACACTAGCAAGACTAGCAATACATCAGGTAAGAGTAAATGATATGCAAGTTAACTGCTGTATTCTACACTGTATTATGGCTTAGTGGGTGGAATCAGACAGTTAAAGTATGTGAATACCGTTGCCCTAAGGAGTTTAGTGAACGGTTATACAATAATCCTTACAAAGAATGGGTCCACTTAGAAGACTCCTGTAGGTCTAGCGTTAAAGTACGCAAAGAGTAATACAAGAGTGAGCGACTAATGGACCCATTTACACTTATGGCTGCAGCTAGTACTGCATTCAGTTACCTTAAGAAGGGCATAGAGGTAGGCAAAGAGCTGTCTGACATGGGGTCACAGCTAGGTGCCTGGGCTAATGCTATATCTGACTTAGACTTCATGGCTGCACAAGCTCAAGACCCACCATGGTGGAAGAGCATGTCAGGTTCAGCACAGTCAGATGCTATTGAGGTGTTTGCAGCTAAGGAGAAGGCTCTAGCTATGAGGGCTGAGCTTAAGCAATACATTCAGTATGCGTATGGTCAGTCTAAGTGGGAAGAGTTTGTATCACTTGAAGGTAAGATGCGTAAGCAACGCCAAGAGCATGAGCATCGTAAGAAGGAAATACGTGATAAGATTATTAGCTGGACATTAGCTGTAGTATTTGGTAGTATAGCTATAGCAATAATGTCTTTCTTAATCTGGTTTAGTTACACAAATAAGGCATAATCTAATGTGGGTAGCTGTCATCTTACTATGTACTAATACGTTAGCATCTAGTTGTGAGATGAGAGCTAACACTGAGCAGTTCTTCTTTAGTGAAGTATCATGTAAAGCTAATGCAGGTAACTACGGTAGAGCAATGATTGAACGTGGCTATGGTGTAGTACCAGCTTGTTTCAGAGTAGGAGATGAGGCATGAGTGTTGAATATCATGGTGAAACCTTTGATGGTTACAATAAGCCTAAGCGCACACCTAAGCACCCCACCAAGTCTCATGTAGTCCTAGCTAAAGAGGGTGACACCATTAAGCTCATCCGCTTTGGTGAGCAAGGAGCTTCAACAGCAGGTGCACCCAAGGCTGGTGAATCAGATAAGATGAAAGCTAAACGTGCTAGTTTTAAAGCTAGACATGCTAGTAATATATCTAAAGGTAAAATGAGTGCAGCATATTGGGCTGACAAGGAGAAATGGTAATGAAAGCACCCGTATTTAAACCCTGTAAGGATTGCCCTACCCCAGCTAAATGTAAAGCTGCAGGTAGATGTTTATCTAAAGGTAAGAAGAAATAATGGCACTAGTTAGACCATCAAGGAATAAAAGCTTCTGGGCTGATGTGCAAGATACCACTTTGCATACAGCATACACATGCCCACCTAACTGTTCAGCAGAGATTGTGTTCCTTCATGTAATTAATGCAGGATTAAATAATACTGTATCAGTCAAGTGGTACATAGCTGCTGATTCATATACGTCTAACTTTGTTGGGGGTAAGAATCTTAACACAAGTGAGTTTCAGACCTTTAGCCCTATCAGATTGTTCCTAGCCCCTGGTGATATGATACAGTTACAAACAACAAGTGCTGGGCATATGGACCTTATAGGTTCAGCAGTAGAAACATTTGTACCTAATCAATAACTGCATAACATGTGTTACTTGCATAACGGGGTTGCAATCTTATCTATAGTATGATATAACTAATTATTGTATAACTTACTTGACATAGCAATAAAGCTGTGGTATCACTGTAAGGAATACAGAATGTTAAAGAAATTATGGAATACAATCGTAGCACACCAAGAAGCCCGTGCTAAACAAATCATGAAGTTCCACACTTCATACAAAGCATTATCTCAACTATCAGCTATGTCAGATAAAGAATTACGTGACATAGGCATAAAACGTGGTGATATACCACACGTAGCATTTGGAAACTATAACTATGGCAAAGAATCTTACTGATAACCAACAACGCTTCTTAGCTGTGCTATTTGAAGAAGCTAATGGTGATGTAGTTACAGCTAAGAGACTAGCTGGTTATAGCGAAACAACTTCTACTACTGTTATTGTAGAGGCACTTAAAGAAGAGATTACGGATGCAACACGATCCTACTTTGCTCGTATTGCTCCTCGTGCTGCTGTTTCTATGGGTAATGCATTATTAGATCCTACTGAGTTAGGCATCCGTGATAAGATGGCTGCAGCTAAAGATTTACTTGACCGTGCTGGACTAGGCAAGGTTGAGCGTGTAGATGTAACTTCTGGTGGTGGGGGTATCTTTTATCTCCCCGCTAAAGAAGGCACCAATGAGTAACCTATGTTTGCCCGTGAAGATGTAGGATACTGGGAATTACCTAAGCCCCACAAGGGTGAAGAAAAAGAATGGCACGTTATTGTTCGTATGAGTAATAACACCATACCATTTGGCTACAAGTTACACGAAGAAAACCCTTCACTACTTGAGCCAATACCGTTAGAGTTAGAAGCATTAGAGCTTGCTAAGCGGCACTTAAAGCAGTATAGTTTAGTAGATGTATCACGTTGGTTAGAGAAACAAACTGGCAGATACATATCAGCTATGGGCTTGAAGAAGAGAGTTGACATTGACAATAAACGTAAAAGATCATCTGTCATTAAACGCCGACTTGCCAAGCGCCTCGAAGAAACGCTACACGAAATCGAGAAGCTCGAAAAAGGTCACATCGGAGCCTACTCAATCAAAGGTAGTAGCTAATCCTATTGTTTATGCTGAGGCTAAGGCTCCTGAGTATGACATAGGTGAAGCACAACACATAGTCTTTAAGCCTAACCCAGGACCACAGACTATGTTTCTATCATCATCTGAACGTGAGGTTCTGTATGGTGGTGCCGCTGGTGGCGGTAAATCGTATGCTATGCTTGCTGACCCGCTTCATGGACTAAACGACCCAGACTTCAGTGGACTGCTAGTAAGGCACACCACAGAGGAGCTTCGGGAGTTAATCCAAAAGAGCCAAGAGCTTTACCCTAAGGCTGTGCCAGGGATCAAGTGGTCAGAACGTAAGTCACAATGGACTAGCCCCAGAGGTGGTAGATTGTGGATGTCCTATCTGGATAAGGATATGGATGTTATGCGGTATCAAGGTCAGGCCTTTAATTGGATTGGCTTTGATGAGTTAACACAATGGTCAACTCCATTCGCTTGGAACTACATGAGGAGCCGACTACGTAGTGCTAGCAAGGACTTAGGTCTGTATATGAGGGGTACTACAAACCCTGGTGGCGCTGGGCACTCATGGGTTAAGAAGATGTTCATTGATCCTGAACAGTACGGTAAGGCTTTCTGGGCTACTGATATTGAGACAGGCAATACTATTACGTTCCCTAAAGGGCATAGCCGTGAAGGTGAACCACTATTTAAACGTAGGTTTATACCTGCAAGTCTGTTTGATAATCCATACCTAGCTGAAGGTGGCGACTATGAAGCTATGCTCCTCTCCCTCCCTGAACACCAACGTAAGCAATTACTTGAAGGTAACTGGGATGTTAATGAGGGTGCAGCTTTCCCTGAGTTTAACCGCCAGATCCATGTGGTTGAGCCGTTTAAAATACCAAGTGGCTGGACAAAGTTCAGAGCTTGCGACTATGGGTATGGTAGTTGGACAGGTGTTCTATGGTTCGCAGTAGCTCCTGATGAACAGATTATTGTGTATCGTGAGATGTATGTTACAAAAGTTACAGCTAGTGATCTCGCAGACCTTATACTACAGGCAGAGTCAGACGATGGAACTATTCGTTATGGTGTGCTTGATAGCTCTCTATGGCATAATAGGGGTGATACTGGGCCTAGCTTGGCTGAACAGATGAACCACAAGGGTTGCAGATGGCGGCCCTCAGATAGAAGTAAAGGCTCACGTGTAGCTGGTAAGAATGAAATACATAGGCGCTTACAGGTAGATGAGTTTACCACTAAGCCTAGACTTGTGTTTATGGCTAACTGCACTAACTCCATTGCACAGATACCAGGTATACCATTAGATAAGCGTAACCCTGAAGATGTCGATACTACAGCAGAAGACCACTTGTATGATGCTTTAAGGTATGGTATTATGACAAGGCCACGTAGCTCACTATGGGATTTTAACCCAGCTACACAAAGATCAGGCTTCCAAGCCGCAGACCCTTCATTTGGATACTAACACATGGCAGAGAATAACGAAGTTAACTTTGAGACAGATGAAGTTGTTTCAGCAGAGTCAGCAACAGATAAGTTATTAGGTGAAGCTAATAGTGTTGTAGGATTTGTTCAAGAGAGGTTTGACCGTTCTGAAACATCACGTTATGCTGATGAGCAGCGCTGGCTCAGGGCTTATCGTAACTACCGTGGTCTATACAGTTCAGATGTACAATTCACTTCAGCAGAGAAGTCACGCATCTTTGTTAAGGTAACTAAAACTAAAACATTGGCTGCTTATGGTCAGGTAACTGATGTACTATTCGGTAACAACAAGTTCCCTCTTACCATTGATCCTTCAGTGCTACCTGATGGTGTATCAGAAGCGGTACACGTTAACCTTGATCCTAATGCGGAACCAGGGCTTGAGCCACTGAAAGCAGCCTTCACTGATAAGCCTACTAAGCCATTCATCATGGGGCCTGACACTAAGCTTAAACCTGGTGAGACTATGCGTAGCCTAGCCCAGCGCTTAGGTGGACTTAAAGATAAGCTGTTACCTATGGGTGAGAAACTCATTGAAGGTGTAGGTACTACTCAGACTACAGTAACATTCCATCCTGCAATGGTTGCAGCTAAGAAGATGGAGAAGAAGATACATGATCAACTACTTGAGTCAGGTGCATCAAAGCACTTGCGTAGTTCCATGTTTGAGATGTGCCTATTAGGTACAGGGGTTATGAAAGGCCCATTCTCAGTAGATAAAGAATATCCTAACTGGGATGAGGAAGGCAACTATGATCCACTTATTAAAACAGTACCAAGTACAAACTATGTCTCAGCTTGGAACTTCTATCCAGACCCTCAAGCGGCTAACATGGAAGACGCAGAGTATGTTGTTGAGCGTCATAAAATGTCTAAGTCCCAAGTACGTGCATTGCGTAACCGTCCTTTCTTCATGGATGACGCAATCAAAAGTGCTATATCAAAAGGTGCTAGCTATGAACGCAAGTATTGGGAAATGGAGATGGAAGATGGTGCTACGGGTGCAGAAGACACTGAGCGCTATGAAGTCTTGGAGTTTTGGGGTTTTGTTGACATGGAGCTTCTTGAGCAACAGGGTATCGTCATACCTAGAGAGCTTAAGAAAGTAGATGAAGTAAACTGTAACATCTGGGTATGTAACGGTGAAGTAATAAGATTTGTACTTAACCCATTCAAACCTGCACGTATTCCGTACTATGCTGTGCCATTCGAGCATAACCCTTACAGCTTCTTTGGTGTAGGTATTGCTGAGAATATGGACGATACGCAAACCCTAATGAACGGTTTCATGCGTATGGCGATTGACAATGCCACACTTTCTGGTAATCTAATACTTGAAGTAGATGAGACTAACTTAGTACCAGGACAAGACATGTCTATCTATCCTGGCAAGGTGTTTCGTAGACAAGGTGGTGCTCCAGGCCAAGCAATCTTTGGTACTAAGTTCCCCAATGTAGCACAAGAGAATATGCAACTCTTTGATAAGGCAAGGGTATTAGCAGATGAATCAACAGGCTTCCCAAGTTTTGCACATGGACAAACAGGTGTCAGTGGTGTGGGGCGTACAGCTTCTGGCATTAGTATGCTTATGTCTGCAGCTAATGGTTCTATTCGCTCTGTAGTTAAGAACGTAGATGATTACCTACTAGCGCCTATGGGTCGTGCATTCTTTGCCTTTAACATGCAGT